TTACCTAAGCCGCGCGCTAGGGTTTGGCTGAATGCCGTAGACATGGTGGAAGGTTTTATTTGGTGGTTTCTTACCGCCATCAAGTTTATTTTGGCAGTTGGCGTTTTTGCATTTTGTGTTGGGTATTTGTATCAAATAACAGGAGCTTTTTAACATGTTCTTTTTCAAAGAAAAACCAATTGTTTTTGACTGCTTTACGTTCAACCGTCAAGCGTATGAGTGGGCACCAATCAAGGAAACGCGCCACTTCATACCGACTTGGTGGAAAGAAACGCAGGCTGAATACCCGGCAGGGCAGGTACAAAATGCTCCCGCATCAACCATTAAACGGTGTGAAGGGTTTATTGAGCTGTATAAGCGTGGGTTCATGCTGCCTTTGTGGAGCGATTTGGCTATCACCATAGGTAGTTTACAGCGCCCGGAGTTGAGTTACGTGTTTGCGTCACAAGAGCAATCCATGCGTGACCACCCTGCTTGGCAACGTGGGCAGTATTTACCTGAACCGAATTACGCACACGGTAAGATTATTTCTCCTTGGGCTATAAGAACCAAAGAATTAGTGCCGTGCCTTATATTTCAGCCGACATGGAATGTGCATTCACCCGATATGTTTATCGTGCCACCAGCAGTTGTGGAGTACAAGTACCAAGCGGCTACTAACATAAACTTTTTTGTCACGGCTATAAATATAAAACGTGCTTTCAACATTCCGTTTAACACCCCGTTAATGCAGATAGTGCCGCAGACACAACGTAAGTTTGAATTGAAACTGCACTTGGTTAGCGAAGATGAGTTTAATAAAGTGCAAAACCCCATCATTACGTTTACTCGTAACTACAGAACTGTTAGAGCCGAAAAAGAACGTCGAGAAAAAGAGGGGGGTAAATAACAATGCAACCTAATCTGTGGTGGGTTTGGGAAAATGTCATACCCCATGACAAATGTGACGAAATTCTTGCAAAACATTATCAAGAAGATAAGAGCGAAGACGCCGGTGTCGGTGTAGACGAAGGTGTTCGTCAAACAGATGAGAGTATACGTAAGACGCGTGTTTGTTGGGACAAAGACCAACAAAGTGAACTACGCCAATTGATGTTTGATTTTGCTTTAGCGGCTAACAGATTTGCTGGCTGGCGTTTGCAATTGGAGCGCGTTGAAGATGTGCAGTTGGCAAAGTATGAAGACAACGGTTTCTACAATTTTCACAATGATAGTAACTTTGGCACCGTAGACGAATTTGGGTTTCAACGTAAGATAACCGTGATATTGCAGTTGTCTGATGAGTCTGAATACGAGGGCGGTAACTTTAGTTTTTTTACTGGAAGAGAGATTTTTATGCCGAGGTCGAAGGGCTCGATTATCGCTTTCCCATGTTTGCTGCTTCATAGAGTATCCCCAGTTTCAAATGGCACTAGATTTAGCGCAACGGCTTGGGCTGGCGGCGCGCCGTTCAGGTGAACGTATGGATCAAGAAGTAATTGTCAAAGATAATTTCTTACCGTCAATATATTTTGAGCGGGTTAGAGATTTAGTAATGAGTCATACGTTTGAGTGGGGCTACCTAGATGATTTGACTTTTTATAATCCCGACCAAGCAACACGTACTTTTGGTTACTACCACTGGTTTGTAAACAATGGAGCACTGCGTCCCGACGCAACATTGCTTGCCGATTTTTATGAACGTAACCTAGAGTTACGCAGTGATATTTCGGAAGTAGTTAAATCTAGGGGGGCCATGATAACTACGGTTGGGGATCAAAAACTACACGTGCCTCATGTGGACAGTGACCGTAAGCATGTAGTTTCTATTTTGTACATAAATCAAACGGATGGAGACACAGTTTTGTATAACGAAAAAGTTAGGGGCAATGAATTTATACCCGATAACTTAACAGTTATGACGCGGGTGTCCCCAAGACCGAATAGGTTACTGATGTTTACTGGGTCACACGTACACACTGGGTATTCACCATCGACTACAAATCGTAGGGTTTGGGTTAACAGTAATTTTGAATAGGAGTTTTTAATTGACAGCTACAGCGACAGCGTTTTTCCCATGCCCTGAGTGTGGCAAGTTAGCTAAGTGTTTGGAAGTGCGTAAGCGCCCAAGCGAAAAAGATATGTGGAAATATCGCAGATACGAATGCTCAAGTGAGCACAAGTTTTCTACACAAGAACGCGTTTACAAACCCAAGCGCGGCGACAACCAATTCACAGAAAGGGGCAACGACCATGCCGACTGATGAGGAGTTCAGGGAGTTGGATTTACTTTTAGGAGACGCAAGAAATGAAAACAGAATCTTACGACACCGACTGGATAAAGCCTTGGATGAGGCCGTGCGACTACGACAAGCACTGGAAGGCATCCTCGCCTTATCCTACGAATCCATTTATCCGCGTGAACCCCAAAGAGCTAGTGAAAGCCCACCGCCAGTGGGAGAAGCAGCAACAGAAATCGGGGCAGACTAATCTCGACCAATTTGAGGAGGCAAAATTTTGAGCGACGGATTTAACGGCACGAGCCATGCCGACATGGTGAACAGCCCACCGCATTACCAGTTGATGCCGGGGGTTGAGGTTTATGATTTACGGCAGGCGCTAGCTAAAAAAGCTAAGCGGCTTGGCACACCCCATGAGCAATGGAGCGACTGGGATCGGGCGCTGGAATATCTCTTGCGGATGTGGGAGAAAAACGGCATCGAAGATCTGGACAAGTCGTTGTGGTACCTCAACAAGTTGAGGGATAAGCTCAAAACTGGGGTTCGCGTCAGCGGTGTGCCGTACGAAGTTGAGTTATGACCCCTGAGAAAAAAGTTAAGGTCAAAGTCGTCGCCATGCTCAAGGCGGCAGGCGTGTATTGGTTCTACCCAGTGATGGGTGGATACGGGTCATCAGGAGTGCCTGATATCGTCGGATGTTGCAACGGCAGATTTTTTGCTGTAGAGTGCAAGTCCGGCGGTAACAAGCCGACTGCGCTTCAGTTGAAAAACTTGGCGCAGATCCAAGAGAGCGGGGGTTACACCCTCGTCGTCAATGAGCAGAATCTCGATTCTGTCGGGGAACTGCTCGCTTTTTTAGAGAAGGAGGATCCCTATGGGTTCCATGCGCGATGAAATGGCTAAGGTGGTAGCCAGTTGGGAAGAGCCAACGAATGACCAACCATCAACCCAACCCACGGAGAACAACGCCATGCAAGAAACTGCTGGTACCGACAGCCTTACCCTTTGGTGTTTGGCTACAGTCAAAGAAAAAAGCCACACCACAGGCATCACAGGCATTCAGCTTGCGCGTTTATTTGAGAACGCGTTTCCCGATAAAGCCAAACGCAACAAGGGGCAAATTTCTGCCTGCTTAAAAACTTTGAGTGATCAAGGAAGGCTGCGTCGGATGACGGTGATAGGTAAATCTATCGACGGGCGCGACTGTGAGACGCATGCCTATTTCCTCGCACCGGAGGGTGAAGCCGATAGAGTAAAGGCTGAGCGCAAAGCCAAGCGCCTGAAGGCTAAAAACAAATCCAAGCGGGGGACAAACCCCAACAGCTTGAAAAATTTGGAGAAGAGCCCGTTGCGCCAGCGTAAGGTTAATGAAGCGCAAGCCGAGTTGCCGCTCGTGCCACGTGCTGAGGTTCCTGCGCCAGCTAAAGTTGCATCGGTAAAACCCGTGATTACTTTAAGCATCAGCATCAACGGCAGTGACGTTGCCCTGAGTTTGGCTGAAGCCAAGCGGGTGCACGAAGAGTTGTCGTCGGTATTTGCTGGATGAATTTACTGACGCTTGACTTTGAGACCTACTACTCTGCCGATTTCAGTCTTACCAAGCTAACCACTGAGGAGTACATCCGCGACCCACGGTTTGAAATAATCGGGGTTGCGGTTAAGCGGGGCGAAGAAAAAACTCGATTCTTTTCGGGTACGCACGAAGCCCTGCGCTCCAAGCTGGTTGCTGAGTATGACTGGGCAGATAGTATGGTCGTGGCGCACAACGCCATGTTCGACGCTGCCATATTGAACTGGGTGCTGGATATCCGACCCAAGGCAATCGCTGACACGTTGAGCATGGCGCGCGCCATTCACGGTATTGAGGTCGGCAACAGCCTTGCCAAGTTGTCGGCGTACTATGAGCTGGGCGAGAAAGGCACCGAGGTGGTCAATGCCAAGGGGCTACGCCGCGATGATTTTCCCGTTGAGCAGCTTAAAGCCTACGCCCGCTACTGCGTGCAGGATGTCGATCTCACATACCAATTGTTTCTAACGTTACTACCGAACTTCAAGAAATCGGAGCTGCGCCTGATTGACACAACCATCAGGATGTTTACAGAGCCGGTTTTGGAGCTGGACACGTCGCTGGTCACAGAGCACCTTGCCAATGTCCGTGAGCGCAAAGCCAAACTGCTTGAGGATGCTGGGGCGACCCGGGATGACCTGATGAGCAACCCGAAGTTTGCCGAGCTGCTACGTAATTTTGGGGTTGAGCCGCCGACCAAGATTAGCCCAACCACCGGCAAAGAAACGCTGGCGCTGGCTAAAAATGATGAGGAGTTCAAGGCGCTGGCTGAACACCCCGATGACCGAGTGCAGGCGCTTGTGGCTGCGCGGCTGGGTAATAAGACCACGCTGGAGGAAACCCGTGCCGAGCGGTTCCTTGGGATCGCCAGCCGAGGACTGATACCAGTTCCCCTCTCTTATTACGCGGCGCACACCGGACGCTGGGGCGGCGCTGACAAACTGAACTTTCAGAACTTGCCGTCGCGTGGCGAGAATGCCAACAAGCTGAAGCTGTCAATACTGGCACCCAAGGGGCACGTGATTATCGACTCTGACTCATCTCAGATTGAGGCACGTGTGCTGGCGTGGTTCGCGGGGCAAGATGATCTGGTGGCTGCGTTTGCCGCACAGGAAGATGTTTACAAGAAGATGGCGTCAGCCATTTATGGCAAAGACGAAGCCGACATCGACAAGGGTGAGCGGTTCGTGGGTAAGACCACGATTCTTGGCAGTGGCTACGGGATGGGTGCTGCTAAGTTCCAAGCACAGCTAAAGATGTTTGGTGTTGATATAGATGCCGATGAAGCGCAGCGAATTGTAGATGTGTACCGTAGTACTTATCCCAAAATACCTGAACTGTGGTGGGCTGGGTCTTCACTGATCGAATCCATGAGCAAAGGTAAGTTTAAGAAGTGGGGGCGTGATGGTGTGATTTCGGTCGATGCCGGAGGCATACTGCTCCCCAATGGGTTGTACCAACGGTACCCCGAGTTAAAGCGGATGAAAGATGATAATGGCAAGCTACAGTACGTGTACAAGTCACGTCGTGGGTTTACAAAAATCTACGGTGGCAAGCTAACTGAAAACATCTGTCAGGCGCTAGCTCGGTGTATCATCGGTGAGCAAATGCTGAGAATCAGCAAACGCTACAAAGTCGTGCTTACGGTTCACGATGCTGTGGCTTGCATTGCCCCTGAAGCGCAAGCCGAAGAGGCTATGGCGTATGTCATGGAGTGCATGCGCTACGTGCCCGACTGGGCTGAGGGAATACCACTTAACTGCGAGGCTGGATATGGTCGTTCATACGGAGATTGTTGATTACGCGAAGCCCACGATGGAGGCTGAGAAAAACCTAAAACTAATGCACGAAGCCATGCTTCATAAGGACTACCAAGTAGCCCAACATTATGCGGTGGAGGCTATCGTCAGTACCAAAATTGCGTTAAACTCCATAAAAATCGCTGAGGAAGACGCGCAAAAATGACCGTCCCGGCTTGGAGTTACTCCAGCATTACGCTTTTTGATCAATGCCCGAGGAAGTATTACCACCTGCGGGTAGCCAAAGACATCGTTGAACCCCCCAGCGAGGCGATGATGTATGGCACGGACGTTCACAAAGCGGCTGAGGACTTCATTCGGGATGGCACACCACTGCCCGGTAAGTACGCATACATGCTCCCCATGCTGGAGAAGTTGCAGAAAATCCCGGGCGAGTTCCTGTGTGAACAGAAAATGGGGCTAAAAAAGGTCGACGGACGCTTGGCCCCCTGTGGTTTCTTTGATAAAGATGTTTGGTTCCGTGGTATCGCGGACTTGCTTATAATTGATAGGGATAAAGAAGAAGCCCGTATAATTGATTATAAGACAGGCAAGAGTAGTAGATACGCGGATACGAAGCAGCTGGCGCTGATGGCAGCTTGCGTGTTCACCCACTTTCCGGAAGTCAAGCGCATCAAAGCTGGCTTGCTGTTCGTGGTGGCAGAGAGCTTTATCAAAGCGGATTTTGAAGCCGATACTGGCTTGCGTATTTTCTCAGAGCTTGATAACCTGCTGGTTTCACGTGAAACCGCCTACGAAACGGGCGTGTTTAACCCCAAGCAGAATTTCACTTGTAGTAAGTGGTGCCCGGTGCTAAGCTGCGACCACAATGGTAGGAGCCAATAATGCCGTACAAGAACCCTGCCGACCGCAAAAAGCAGGTTAACAAGCCCGTGGGTAGCGACGCCTTTAAGCGTCGCATGGAGCGACAACGCGCCCGTAGGGCAATGGACAAAACCGGTGCCGACAAGAACTGCAACGGCAAAGCGGATGCCCGTGAGGGTAAAGACATTGACCACAAGAAGCCGCTCTCCAAGGGTGGCACCAACAGCAAGAAAAACCTGCGGGTGGTCAGTCGAAGCAACAACCGATCATTCCCACGCAACCGGGACGGGTCGGTAAAAAAGAATGTGTAGTGTTTGGTTCGTTCTACTACACAAGGTGCCTGTAAAGTAAGGTGTGAGTGATAGCAGGCATCGGGGATTTTCGTTCATGATTTTGCCCCCATAACCACACCAGTTAAGAACCTGCACCTCCTTTCACGCGGGTAGACTTAACGGACAGCCGGGAAAGACCGGCAACCTCTGAACACAGACCGTGTTTGGAGTGCATAACTATTGGAGCGAGGATGGAGATTATTGACAACAAGGCATTGCTGCTGACGGTGCGAAACCCTGATCGCATCACCACGGTGATACCTAAAAGCAAAGTTTTGGAGAACGATTCAGGGGTAGCCAAGGTGCTGGTTCATTGGGGGCACGAGGAATCTATCGTGCTTAAAAACCTTGGCATCAAAGCCCCATCACCCATAGCGGGTAGGTACAGTTGGCCCGGACTATACAAACCGTTCGACCACCAAAAAGTTACCTCAGAGTTTCTCACCATGCACAAGCGGGCGTTTTGCTTCAACGAGCAAGGCACCGGTAAAACTGCCTCAGTAATATGGGCGGCGGATTATCTGATGCGCTTGGGGATAATCAAGCGTGTGCTGGTGATATGTACCCTGTCGGTCATGGACTCAGCATGGCGCAAGGACTTGTTCACATTTGCAATGCACCGCACGGTTGATATTGCACACGGCAAAGCCGACAAGCGCCGCAACATCGTGGCTGGCCCCAGCGAGTTCGTCATCATTAACTACGACGGGGTAGAAATCGTCGAGGATGTAATCGCCGAAGGCGGCTTTGATTTGATTGTGATTGACGAAGCCAACGCCTACAAAAACGTGCAAACCAAACGCTGGAAGGTGCTGAACCGGCTGATCCAACCCGACACTTGGCTGTGGATGTTGACGGGTACCCCGGCATCGCAGTCGCCCACCGACGCCTATGGGCTGGCTAAATTAGTTAACCCCACAGGTGTACCAAAATTCTTTGGGGCATTCCGCGATAAGGTGATGCACAAGGTGACCCAATTTAAGTGGGTTCCGAAGCCCGATTCTGAGCACACCGTCTATAACGCGCTACAACCGGCTATACGCTACACAAAAGAGGAGTGCCTAGATTTACCTGACATGACAATTACAACGAGGGATGTACCTCTCACACCACAACAAATTAAATATTACGAGCTGCTCAGAAAACAGCTGATTGTCCAAGCTGCGGGCGAAGAAATCACGACGGTAAACGCAGCTGCAAACCTGAACAAACTGCTCCAGTTGTCGGGCGGTGCGGTGTACTCGGACACCGGTGAGATCATTCAGTTCGATGCCAGCAACCGGCTGTCGGTACTACGTGAGGTCGTGGAAGAATCGAGCCACAAGGTGCTGGTGTTTGTGCCGTACCGCCACGCCATTGAGGTTGTATCTGAGGACTTACGCAAGCACGGGTACTCCACGGCGGTTATCCACGGCGGCATATCTGCATCCAAACGAGCCGAGATATTTGAGCGGTTCCAAACCACAGATAGCCCACGGGTGCTGGTGATTCAACCACAGGCGGCATCGCACGGCGTTACGCTACACGCGGCAAACACAATCGTGTACTGGAGCCCAGTGATGTCGGTAGAAACCTACCTGCAATGTAACGCACGTGTGCACCGTGCTGGGCAGAAGAACCCATCCACCGTGGTGAACTTGCAGGGCAGTGCCGTTGAGCGGCGCATGTACAAAATGCTTTCAGATAAGGTCGACATCCACAACCGGATGATTGATCTTTATAGCGAATTACTAGAATAGTGGTACTTGACAATGTTAAAAATCAATGTACCATTTGGTTCGGAGTGTCAGTGAAGGAGATCAAAAATGAGCGAAGATATTTCAGTTGACAGACTTGTCTCTGCGTACGTCAAGATGCGTGATAAGCGTTCGGCGCTGTTGCGTGACTACGAAGAGCAAGATGGGGCAATCAAAGAACAAATGACTGCGGTCGAGAGCAAACTGCTTGAAATCTGTAAGTCGCTTGGTGCTGATAGCCTCAAAACCCAGCACGGCACGGTGATGCGTAACGTCAAAACGTATTACTGGACTAGTGACTGGGAATCCATGCACCGTTTTATTGTGGAAAACGACATGCCGCAGCTATTGGAGCGACGCATAAGTCAGAACATGATGAAGCAGTTGCTGGAGGAGAACCCCGACGCAATGCCCAAGGGGGTTAACGTCGATAGCCGTTACTCAGTAACCATAAGGAGAGCATCCCGTG